CCCGCCAATCCCATCAAGCATGTCTGGGGTGTCTACGATCTGGTCATCATTCAAGTCGAACGCAGACGGGGTGGTCTGCCAGTCACCAATGAGTTCAAGCATCACAGATGCGTTGAAGTGATAAGTGTCACTACCATCTGGATACTCCACCCTGTAGCAGTGGTAATCCCCCTGAAGCAGTTCTTCTAAAGATACTTCTGCTACTCTTTGTTCTGGGAGGATGTCTTTAGTGCAACCTGCGAAGAGGGCAGAAAGGGCGCAAAGGACAACTGTTGCAATTCTCATTCTTCATAATTGTTAAGATTAATATATATCAACAAACTTCTCCTTAACGGTAAAGCTAGGACAAGCCTTGTTAGCAAATTCGTTATGCCCGTGAATAGTCAGATCTCCGTAGAGTGTGCGCAAAGACAGTACGATCATTCTCCATGCTTTCTCTTGCTCTGGGCTCATGGTGTCTTTCGGCTTACCATCAGCGTCACAGCCACCGATGTAGCATACCCCAACTGAATCCTTGTTGTGGCCTTTAGTGTGGGCACCAGACTTCTCTAAAGGACGACCAACTTCGATGCTGCCGTCAAGACGGATAACCCAATGATACCCGATATCTGACCAGCCATTACCCCTTACGTGCCAGTCACGAATAGTGTCTACACTAAAGTCTTTGCCTTCTCTAGTTGCAGAGCAGTGCAGGATGATTCTGTTTAGATCTCTCATTGTTTTTTATTCTTCGGGTTCAGGTGGATCATACTCTGCTAACTCAGCTTCTGTTAGAGTTACGATCTCTAATACCTCTCTGTTTACTACTGGGTTTCCTGTTGGCGCATACGTACCAAGGATAAATTCCATAATCTGAGATCCAATCCCACCCATGTGGTCTGCGATATCGTTGTAGTAAAAGAACCAGATATCTTGAGTTGGATGCTTCTTGTAGTTGGCTACGTTGGATGTGACCTGCCCATCACTATCATAGCGCTGCTCTACAGTGCTAATCCAGTTGGCAAGTTGCTGTATGTGCTGAGCTGAAAGCTCTTGGTATAGGCGTATGATTCTCATCAGGTGTATAGGCTGTATTGTGAGTTCATGTCATCACGAATAGCATCACTGTTCGCTGTAGATTGAGAGCTATCAAAAATGATTAGTTCGTAAGTATATCCATCCCATTCGTGATTTGTTGCATCAGCCCCTAAATTAAAGGAGTCGCCATCAGAATTAAAGGTGGTAGTATTAGAAGTAGAGCCTATCTCCGAACCGTTTATGTCCATGCGAAGATTGGAACCATCATGATGGTAGTAATTATATTCATTACCAGAGGTAGTGGGTGGGGATAAAGGAAACTGAACGCCCATCCAAATAAATCGGTTGACAGTACCATACCTGTTGGTTCTGAAGTAGTCGAGTCCTCCGTTGTCGTGTGGCTCCTCAGAAATCGCCATATTAGTAGCGAAGCTGTTGTCGTTGTTGTCTGTAGCGTGGTGTATACTCACTGCAGGTCCAGAGCTAAAAAACCCGCCTGATACCTGAGCCACGCTTGACAGGTGACAATCTGAAAGACCACTAAAATTTACTGCCCGACCTGTAGTTGCACCAGCATCAAATGTTGGTTGACGACTAGCTGTCTGTTGTTGGAGGTCTCGACCTTGGCCGCTCTGATCGTACCACTTCACTACGTGGGCAGTACCACCGCTAAGAAACGTGTCGATAGCGGAGTAGTCTATTGTCTCACCCATACCAAGACCAGAACCGAAATCTTGCTCAGTGCTGTCTGTACTTCTACGCAAACGTATCAGAGGCCCAGTATACCCACTGTTAATGCGTCTAGTGCTGAGCGCTAGTACAGGACTGTCAGATGAGTAGTCTGCTAGATCCAACCCACTAAATGACTGATATACGTATGAGTTTATCAGGAACATTAAGCAGGGGTGTAGTAGATAGTTACCTTGAGGCCCGCACCTGCGGTTGATGAACCAATGGTGTCAATGTCAATAGTCATCTCTGCATCATCAGCAACATCATCTTCGTCAGTGTCAACAACAGCGGCTGTCGCTGCTGTCGTAGAGGTCTTCTCCCCGGCGTCGATGGTTAGCTTAGTAGATAGGAGAGATGTCGCACCACCTGCTTTATTGATGTCAACAGTAAGCACAGACCCAGCGGGAGCCGTTGTAACGGATGCCCTCACCCCAGTAATAGTTGCCGCTTCAGGCATGCGAAACGTAGCCTTGGCAGTACCCGTGGTCAAATCCGATGTTTCGTCGGAGCAGGCAACAGTAAGACTACGGGATATAATTTTAGACGCAGCGGTACCGTTTAAGCTACCAAGGTTGGTGATGTTGTTTGACTGAGCGTCTAGATCCCCACCAAGCTGTGGAGTAGTATCTTCAACTACGTTTTCCAGCTCGTTTCCTGTAGCACTTGTAACAGTAGTAAAGCTCAGCCTGCCACTACCGTTAGTCCGTAATACTTGACCAGTAGTTCCATCAGCGATTGGGGGAACGAAAGTTACGCTAGAGGATGGTTCAAGAGGGGAGGGCGATATCGCTACGTAATTAGCATGGCCAGCACCCCTGAACCTAATCCCATTTCCATTAGAATCAAGAGTACCTCCAAGCTGAGGAGTAGTATCCTCTACTACGTTCTCAAGCTCATTGCCTGTAGCTTGAGTGATGCTTGTAAATGTTACAGCACCAGCACCGTCAGTCTTCATGAACTGATCGGCACTACCATCAGATGTGGGGAGGGTGTATGCAGACTCAACTGTATTGGATGCTGACCCAATAAAAATCTTACCTGTGGTTAGGTTGGGGACATCGTTAGACCTACCTGCGCCTGTAACATATCCTGTACCAGTGCTTGCGTCTACGTGAGATACAACTGCAATCTTTTGTATTTGATTAGATCCTGTAGGTTTCGTGGTTGTGTACCCACCTGTTGGGGCGACAAACAAAGCATCCCCCGCTGAAAAGGAAGCGGTGTTTACATTTTCAATCATCCCTATAAGGATGGCCTCTCCAGTAGCGCCATTATCAATAGACTCGTTAAGAACGAAGTGTGCTGGCATAGCCCCTGCGGTATCCGCTCTTGCAGCAATAACGGTGGGGTTTCCTGATGCGTCTTCTCCTGTAATATGAACTGGAGATCCTTTCCCAAGCGTACCCCCTGAAGCATTGTTGACAACCTCTAGAACGGTTGTAACATTATCCCACGTGGTGTCGTAGTCAGTGCCAGACTGCTTTACGAGAAATTTCCCCGTATCACCACCAGCAGGAACACCCTGCCCATCTGCACCGTCAGCACCGTCAGCACCGTCTGCACCAGCTGGGCCTTGAGGCCCAGTAGCACCATCAGCTCCATCAGCACCAGCAGGTCCGGCAGGGCCACCAGCAGTAATGATAACTGGACTAACTGTCGGTGGGTTAATCGTCACCACAAGAGGTGATCCCGGTGTTACAATTATATCAGACATTACACAGTGATATCTTCGTTAACCTTGAACGTCCCGTAAAGCTTAGTCGATACAGTAGCTCCGATTTGTTGCTGAATATCGTATACGTACAAGCCTGAGGAGACCGCCGCCATATCGTCAGCGGATATAGAAACGGTAAGCAATGAGTTTGTAGCAACACCGTCACTAACTGAAAACCCGTCTTCCACATTTAGAATCGTTGAGTCTTCTGTAGTGTCAGTTAATCGCACCTGCATCCCCCATCCGTTTGCACTTTGAGCTGATTGAAAGTCAATGGGGAGAGAGAATGTATCACCCTTGCGACATACGATATCAAGGCGTACTGAAGTGTCTAGATTTACTGTAGCCATTACTGGTTAATTAGTTGGTCAATGATGTCTGATGTATCAGATGACTTCTCACCTTTCTTGAGTTCTCCTCGATCTCCTTTTCTTTGGGAGATCAGTTTAGACTGCTCAACGGCTTGCTTCTCAACACGCTCGTCTTTACGATCCTCCTTGAGTACTTCGAGCTTCTCTTTGAACTCTTGCTCATCAGTCTTGAATCCAAGAGTAGCCTGAGCTCTGATAAGCTCAATCTCTTTTCTGTGCTCATGCTTGATCTGCTCCATCTGGGCCTCCATCTGAGTTTTCATCTGAAGCATTTGAGACTCGATCTGAGCCTCCATCTGCATCTCTTGCATTCTACCCTGAGAAGCAGCCTGTGCTGCTTGGGCTTGAACTTGTGCTTGCATCTGAGAATTCTGCTGAGCCATCTGCTGATTTGCAGCCATTCTCTTTTTACGTCTCACCACAAGCAGTCGCTCTGCCTGATTGATGTCTTTTAGCTGACGGATTGCAATAGCATCCTCAATATCAAGCTCTTTTTGTGAGAGCGAGATTTGAATGTTCTGCTCTAAGTACTGCTTCTCTACTTCCTCCATTTCTTTCTGGACAGTGACACCGAAGTTGTACATTACCAGATTCTCGAACGTAGAAAGCAGATCCATATTCTCTTTACCAATCGCATTGGCGTAAATGCCAAACAGCAGAGATTCTTTAGGTACGATCTGAACACACTTAACAATGTCTCTACACACCTTCTTAAACAGAAGCATTGAGGCATTGGTGATGTCGTAGATTGCGTTGTTACCCGCAGCGATAGCTTGCTGACGTACACCAACAAGAGCATCTCCTTTGGGTGTACTCCCATCCATTACCTCATTGATACCCGTGGTGTCACGGATCATTCTCAGGTAGTGGTTATAAATACCAACAAGCTCGTTAATATTACGAATGGAGTTGCCGATCTCTCTGATTGGCGGGTTTTGAAAACCGCCCTCAGGGTTTTTAGATCGGTAATAGAATACGCCCGTCTGTTCATAGATGTCGTGAAGTTCAAGCGGCTGAAGCTCACCACCTTTCCCGAGCTGTACATTCTCAAGAGCCTCGATATCAATGATGATACCGTCAGGCTTAGCTTTAGCAACTGCTTGCTGAATCTTGAGGTGTGTGATGTTGATCTGATCGGCAAAGCCAACACAACCATCCACCATAGACTTGGGGATCATGTCCCGCATGTTGGTGGCAGCACAAGAGTAAGAAAGTTCTGCTCTTGAGATATCGTGAATATTCTTAGGGGTGTTGGTTTTGATACCGTAGTTAAACAGCATGTCACAACCGACAACGTAGCAACCGCCGTAGATAGTTTCGTTCTCCAGCTTAGTTACTTCCCTTTTGTACAGTGAGTTAGTTGGCTCCTTGTAGTTCTCACCTTTGAAGAAGAACCCAACATTACCGTACTTATTTTCTTTTGACTCATAGTACATGCAGTCAACGGACTTGAACTCGAAGTCAAGAACCTCAACCATGTACTCGTCATACCCAAACTTCTGACGCTTCAGATAATTATCGTAGCTAGTCTGGTGCAGCTTTGAGCTGTCATACCCATATTTCTTCTGAGCCTTTCTTGCGATGGCAGCAAAGTCCTCCTCGGTGAGTTGATCCCCTGCAATACGCTTGAGCTCGTGGATAGGCATTGACTTCAAGTGACCTGCGTAGATGAGGTCATTCATCCCGGCATCCTCAGTGTAACTATGTACAAAGGTCTCTGGGTCTACGTACTCTTCTGCAATACCGTAGTTAGGATCGTTGCTTCTCTTGACTACAGCCATGCCAAGAGTAACCAAGTCCTCTACGCAGCGACGATATATCTTGTCACTAAAGTCATTCCATTCGAGAGTAAGATTAGTCGCAATCTGTGCAGCGATCTCTGACGAAGACTTTATGTTGTTATCCATAAAGATCTCAGCCTCCTCGAGGGTTTCAGGAACTGCATCTACATTCTCAGCCTGAACGCCTGTTTGCTTCTGGAGAGCCTGAAGCTGCTCCTTATGGCGAATCATCATCTCAACCTTTCTGCGCTGCTTGTCTTTCTCAGAAGAAGACAAAGGATCAACTGCTTCGAGGTTGGGGTATGGATCTTTTGATAGAATCTTGTTGACTACAATCCTAACAAACTTAGGTAGGATAGGTACTGGACTGAAGTCCAAGTTCAGCAAACTACCGTCACTGTTTGATGGGTCAAGTGATGTCAGGATCTGCCTGTAGATAGATGTATCCTGAGTACCGTTAGCGTATCTCCGATTCTTGTGGAATATACGTGATCTCTTTCTGATCAATGACTGATCTTCACCCATGCTACCCCACTGAGCGAGGATAGCCTTAGCAAATCTCAGCCCGTATTCCTTGCCTTCCTTAATTAGCCTCGACTCTAGAGGATCTGGAAAGCCGGATTTATTCTTATTGTTCTGGCTGTACATTACCTCGCAAATATACTAAATCTATCAGTGGAAGGATTTTGGCTTGTACCTACGGAAGAACTGCTTCTCATTGAAGTTGCTTTTTACTTTCTCTTGTTTAACCTTTTGAGCAGCAAGTAGGGCAAGTCCTGATGAGATTGTAAGGTCATACTTTGTCCTCTTGTCGATCTTATATGCAATCCAGTCTTCAAGCGTTCTATTGAAATACATAGCCCCCATCTCGTCGGTCTCTGCTCTGATACCAACATGGCTATGTATATAAGCCTCAATAGCTTGAGCATGAGATTGGATCATATCTGCTGAGTTAGATGGGACACCCTTTGTTCTAACTTTTACTTTAGCACTTGCGCTCGAAAGGTGTGAAGGACGGTCTAGCAAATAGTTATCGTACCCACGCTTCTCGAAGTACCTAGCTATCCCGTACTTGTTGTTCTCGATCAACAGCGGATATCCGTAATAGAATGCAGCCATGAGGCAGTCCTCGTAGAATATTGCTGCGAGGTCTGGGCGGGATGCATACTCCAGAATAAACATATTTGAAGGGGCTTGCATATTGAACTTGTTATACAAGTGCATTGCGCCTTTCGATCCTCTTCCATCCAAAGTCTGGTCCAGATCATAGCTATCCACCCCTCCTACACCAACGTGGGCATTAGCTGGAGACTTACGCCCATTACGCTCAGTCCCAAACTTATTCCTGTGCTCTGGGTCGGGTTGCCACGATACACGGAACCTTCCGTTCGGGTCTGGTGTAAACACAACCTCTTTGTCTTTCTCCTTCCACATGAAGTTACCCTTCACCACTGGGTTTGGAAACAGGTTGTTGTTGTGGTCAATCTGCTGGTAGATCCTACCCACATTGAACACGCTCCCCTCGATACTGTCACGGAACGCCTCATCGATGCTCCAAGGGAACTGCCTCACGAGCTCATTCATTTCCTTGGGATTGTTCTTCATTGCATCCCGCTCATTCTTCAGGTATGTCTTTGACCCAATTTCGATCATCTCCCCGTCTATACCCATTACAGGTTCTTCCGGGTCTTCGGTTACGCAGTTGCCGTACTGGTCAAAGAATCCTTCGAGTGCGTCATAGGCCGGAATGAATAGCCCGTACAGTCCGCTCTTAGTCCTACCGTTGGCGTTACGCTCTGTAGGATCGGAGTCATCCCATAGCTCACGGAACTCCTCACCACCTTTGTCCATTGGGTTTACTGTAGATCCGACCAGAGCCTTCCCCACAATCTTTCTACCCACGATCAGACAGGTACGCTCAATACGCCACGCCTCACGTATATCCGCTGGCTTCTCCCACTTACCAGCCTCATCGAGGTACAGCATGTGCAGCTTCTCACCATCGTATGCGTTGTTAGTGGTGTTCTTCCAGTTGATGACTGTATTCAGCGCATCACCCTTAGTGGATGTCTTGTTGTTCTTTGTGATTCGTTTCGACGGCTCTCGGAACGCCAGCTCCATGCGTGGGTTGGTGGTACCGTCTTGAATAGGCTTGAAGAAGAATGGGTACGACTTAAACATCGACACCGTCTTCTTCATGAAGATGTTCTCCTGAGCATCCTTACCAGTCTTTGACTGAATGCCCAGCAGCTTGTCTTTAACTTGTGTAGCCTCATCCACAAGAACCGCAGAACAGATATTAGTGTAACCAGAACGGCGACACTTAGTATAAAGCTGGCCGATGCAACGAGGGTCAGCTTCGCAAGCAGCCATATGGAGATAAATCCTCCTCTGGAAAGCGAAGTAGTATGGGTGTCCAATATCAAGCTTCGTCCATTGGAGTAGCATGTAGTGCCTACCTGTAATGTACGTAGGCTCCCCATTATTGTAAAACCAAACACCGTTACGGCGGCGGTCAAATTCCCTTTCGATATATGGAAGAAATTTTTTCCTGAACTCAGCAGGTTTCTCATACCACTCATCCATACTTCGTATTGACGACAGCTCTTGCGGCACGTCAAGCCTTCGCCACATCTGCATCTTCCGAGGCTCTTCAGCGAATAGGATTTCTTTCTTGGGTGGTTTCTTCGGGAGCGCAACAAGTAGCCCGTCGATGTCGATGACTTCACCGTGTGTCCCTCGAGGGTCCACCACAACAGCTTTATCTTCATAGCCTTCTACTTCGATCAGCATTTCATTGATATTAGTCTATCCCAAATATCCTTAGGCACTATTTCTTCAACTGGCATGTACGGATTTGTAAACCTTTTGGGGTACGCTTCTTTATACTTACCCCTTCTTATTGAGATATTGTTATACCCGTCCGTATGCAGCCCGTTCATTCTCAACTCAGAGGACTTAACTCTGCCTTTTATTTGAGATCTAATCCAATTGTCAATACATTTGCTTGGGCCGGGACCGTCTAGTTTTTTTATGAAGTCCGTGTTAGTAGCCATAAAGAGCCCAGTGTCTTCTAGATTGTTATTGTGCCAGCAACTAGATGCACCCGTCTTTATGTTGTAGAAAAGACCTTGCCTAACATCAAACCAGTTACACCCTTTTTCAAAGTACTCAGATGTAACTTTTAGTCTGTCTGGTGGGGAGTAATTGTCGCTGGCGGCTAAACAAAATATATCGTACTTAGCAATAAGAGCTATCTCTCTCCATTTTGATCCCAGAGGTATCCATTTATCAAGCTCAACATATCTAAGATCTCCCCCTACCTCTTTCATCCTGTCTGCAAACTGCATCACGTATTTCTCACCAGCAAAATTTTCTGACGGGTCTTCCATGACGATAACCTCAAACTTAGGCGCATCTACTTGCCTGCAAAGGCTTTCTAGCTGCAACCAAAGTATAGGGCTGCTATTCCAAGTCGGTAGTGCAACAGTTATCATATCAGTATTCTTTAAGAGCCTCCCACAACATCAAGGGAATTTCATACTCTTTGAAGGTCTCCATGATCAGCTTTGCCAGATCCTTCTGGCCTTGAGTATACCCATCTTTAAATGGGTCTCCGTGAGATGCATTCCAGCTGTCTTCGAAGTACCAGTAGTCGTCGTGAGTGAAGTCACTTACTAAATCGTTCTGCAATTCCTCCAGAGAAGTCTCGGTCTTCTTCGATGCTTCCATTCTCTTGTAGTTCTTTCACCATCTGCTCCAGCTTCTGTCTTTCGATCAGCAGCTCTTTACAGTCGATGGCGGTTTGTTTAATTGATTGAAGCTCCGCTTTACGTGCAGAGCCACCTGCTTCTGGATCGACAGGCTTTTTTACTTCGGCGATCATATTGTCGATAGCGACCTCCATGCTGGACATGAGTCTCCTTGCCGCCTCTACGGTGGTGAACTTACGCTTCGACATAGAGCAAGTCCTCAGCCCGGAGGCGGTAGTAGTTCACTCCGTCAATGTCGATCTTGTAGTTAATCCCTTTCTTGAAACCAACCACATCACCCTTCTTCAAGCCTAGCTCTTCAACCCACGGTGCGTCGAAACCGACTCTACCTTTGATTACGGGTTTCTCTTTGAGCTTTACTACCTCGATTACTTCTGAGAGGACTTCTTCCTCTTCGTCAACATGTTCCAGTAGTACCCAACCAGCGAGCGGATGGATTCTCCCAGTCTTTTGATCCTTGTAAGCAATCGCTTGATTATTGATGGTTTCTTTAGGGTCATATCTAACCGTGTAATTCTTGTCCAGTCCCGTGAGAGTTTGACCCTCATTGAGGACCACAAGATGATGGAAATAAAGAGTATCACCAACACTTGCACCAGTCTTATACTTACTAGGCGCAGCAACGATAGGGCCGTCTGTAGTGCGGTGTTCAAACTCATTAAACTTGGTGTCGATGTATAGCTCTAGGCCACCATCGGTCACAATAGTGTCTTTCGTCTGAGATTCAATCTCGACGATAAACAAGTCCAGTGTCTTCATAAATTAAAAGTTCAAATCGAACTCAAGTATACAAGGCATCTCATCAATAGCCTTCCATAACTGAGTCCCTTCACTATCCTCGATATATACAAGGTAGCGAGTCTTGTTAAATTTAAACAAGTATGCTTCGTCTTGAACGATAGCGGAGACCTTGCCACCACCTGCGTTCATACCAACAAAGTATGCCATGCCGTTCTTGGGATCTTTCCCAATAACGATCTTCCGAATCAGTCCTTCCATTTTAATTCAAGTTCACGTCGATGCCTCCGAATAGATCAGAGAACCCTCGACCCTTATCCTTTGGCTCCTCGTATGTGGCATCCATGAGTTTCTTGACTGTCTCAAGCTCCTCACGATCCTCGAGGTTAAAGCTGAATACCGACTGGAGTTCTACCATACGACCTTCTTCGATGGCATCCTCCATCTCTGCTTCAATCAAACCAAACACCATAGCGCTCATCACACGATTCTCAAACCCGTATTCTCTTGTCAGTGCTTCGATCTGCTGGATCAGCAGGTACACCTTTGCCATAAATTCAACCTCGTGCTCGTTCATTCTCGCTAAATTTGTATCTCAAAGATACGAATTAAATTATGCCAAGGTCTAGAGTAGCAAAGAAGCGGCTCTTCAGGGATTTCTCTCTACTGCATGAGAGATACGTTAACTTCAACTACCTCAAGCGGTTACGTCAAAGACGGATCGAGTGCTGCGAGGCAAACGATATCAGCCAGAAGTTTCTGGAGTTTATGTTGTGGGCTTATGATTTGGAGTTCTTTACCCTGAACTATGCTTCTGAAGATTACGGCGTGAGCAAGCGTCACATTGGTGAGCGGTGGGTGTACCCGCTAGTGAACATGGGGTATATGTATAAGCACTTCGATAAGCTTACCCCATCAAGAGAAATGGATGATCATATGTTCCGTGAGGAGACGAAGTTCAATTACAGAGTCAGGTACGCTCTTTCTCAGAAAGGTAGGTTGCTAGTACAGCGGTTCTATAATTCTCTTCATTGAAGTCTCCGTTCATAAACATCCTAACTTCCTCGAAGTAATCCTCAACGTCCTTTCTAGTCAGCCTTGGATGTGGGGTCTTGTATCGGTCAAAGCCGTGGATATCACCACCAGCCTTTAGATCTATACAATTCATCCCCTCATTAGCGCCTCCGTTAATAGCTGCCCAGCACTTTCGACCATAGTATTCTGTGAGCGTTCTGTTTATCGCCCCATCGAAGTTTGATGACATGTGATTGCCAAAGCTAACCCTAGCTTTCAACTTGTCTGCTTTGTAAAACTGACCAGAAGAGCACAAGTGATATCTCCTTGCTGTAAAGCTTGCAGTTTTCTCATGATCTACAGATGCGATGTGAAAGTATTTCGAACCAAAGTATACATGGTCTTCATCCATAGCATCAATGCACTTACGGAAGTACTCTATGTCATGGACGTTATTACTACCAAGCCAGCAGATGTACTCCTTACCAGAGTTCACGGCTGTACTGAAAGCTTTGTTGAACTTGGGTGCTATTGAGTTTACTACTGGATCCCAGTTAGGAACGTCGATATGAGTCAGTCCCAATGCTTCTGCAAACTCCTTCTGGTCTGGTTCGTCACCAAAAACAAGAGCCTCGGTTTCTACACCTTGGCTCTCGAAGAAGTCTACTACTTTACGTAGGTGGTACATTGACATTCTAGTCACAGACTTGCGCTTGTGATAGAGCATCATAAAGCAAACAGAGTGCATATTACTTGATTGCGCCTCTACCCTTCAGGATATCAGCCATAGTAACCTTACCGTCTCCGGTCAGATCAGGGAACTTACCCCCTACAGCATACTTGTCGATGGCACCGCCATATCGGTACTCGGGCAATTTACCACCCATCTTCATCCTCATCATGCCTCCCTCCTGTTCTGGCATCTCCTCTTCTTCCATCTCTTGGCGCTCTTGGCTGCGCTCCATCATCATGTTCTCGAAGGTAGCCTCGTCGAAGATGAATTCTCCTTCAGCATTCTTGGTGATGGGGTAGGTCTCTTCAATCTTGATCATGTCACGACCTTGCTCGTCACGTCTGTCGGCATACTCATTCCAGTTACCGTAGATCTTGATCTGCTCACCGTTGGGGGACTCGTACATTACGTACTCTCTATCCTCCTCCATCATTACAGGTGAAGCTTTGTCGCCGGAGATAGTGAAGCTATCCTTTCCAGCTTTTTCTTTTTGTTCCATCATGACCATAATCTTTTCGGCCATGCTTCCTGAGTTCATCATAGTTATGCTATTTCTCCTACGAAAATTTCTACTTGAATGCTACCCGCCCCACTGCACTGAGCTTTGATAGCGTCAATCTGCTCGAGAGTGGTTGTTGCAGAACCAGTCCCATCCATACTGTCTTCATTCAGAATCCACGATCGCTTCGGTGGTACCTGAAACAGTATATACTGATCTGCCGCAGTTGCGGGATCAAGATATACGTTCAAGAACAGCGTCTCTGAAGCATCAAGGTTTGTGATGCGGATGTATTTTGCTTTATTGAATGCTACAGTACCAATACTATAAGTAGCATTTGCGAAATCAAACAGGTCGTCATTACCTGATGCTCTGACTTGCACTGTAGTCTGCTTGACTCTGGTGATATCGGCATGAGTCTTTGTGATCTCATTACCGTAAAGCTTCCCGTTTAGGGTTACTTCTTCTTTGATCTTTGTAGTAAGTGTACCCATCAGGTTGTTGCAATAAAGATTTCTACATCTACGTTTGATGACAACGCTCGTACAGACGATCTGTACAGCCTGAAAGGGGATGTAGTGAAGCTCCCAGCTACGTTCAGCCCGTCCCCTACAGCGCCGTCACCGTGGAATACGTATGAGCATCCTGCTGGGACCTCAATATTGATGACATCAAGCGGGGAGGTGACACCATCAGTAGTGCTGATACTCAACACAACACTGTTGTTAGCATCTAGGTTAGTCAGTCTGAAATACTTCATGGTGTTATCCAAGAACTGGAATAACCCCTTCTGATCAGCGCTATCAAAACCCATCAACTGCAAAAAGCCTGACGACTTTACATTCACCTTACCTTGAGCCACTTGATTGATACCAGTAATGGTAGCCTCATGGGTGTTACCATACTGCCTACCAGTGATAGTTACTGTATCTGTTGTTGTTACTGTAAGATCAGCCATTATAATTTAGGTGCTCGGATTCTTTTTCTTGTTCTCTTTCTTTTCTTTGCGTACTCCTCTTTAAGCAGTTCATCGTAAAGGTTCTGGAACTTCTTCTCTCTCACAGCATCACCCTTCTCTTGAGCGTCTGCGATCATCGCTTCATAGAACTCATCCTGCCTCCCCTTGGGGATTTCACCAGCAGCCTGAGCCTCTTCAAGCTCTTCGGGTGTCATCTTGCGGAACCGCTTCTTAGTGATGCGTTTGATTCTATCGTTTCCAGTCAGTGCTCTCATAGGAATCTAGGGTTGCTGAACTTACCGGGTTTCTTCATTGCTCTCAATCTCTTCTCGAGATCACTGATCTCCGCAGTAAGCTTCTTGCGTTTCTGAGGCAGTCCCTTACCTGCAAGGTTTGCTTTGGTCTTTTCTTTCTTCAACCCCTTTGCGGCAACAGACTTCTCTGCTCTGAGGTTTCCTTTCTCACAGCTACCCTTCGTTCCACGCTTCTGGCCGGGAGGGCATCCACCACTACCACCCATATCAAATCCCATCATGCCTGTAGTGCCAGCACTTTTTGCAGGACCGCTTCCTTCTTGCGGGGTGATCTTAGCAAGCTTGCGTTTCTTACGCTTCAGCTGGCGCTCCAAGCGACCACCTTCATCGTATTTCTTCTTGAGAGCTTTCATACCTGCAAATATAACTTACTTTTTCATGCGTTTAAAGTACTCCACCATACGCAGCCGCTTCTCCGCACCCTCCCTAGAACTATATGGGTACCGCCTAGGGGCTTTCCTTTCTTAGATCGGACGTAATACCCGTCCTTTTTCTTCACAATCATTGGGGTATAGTTAGCCTTGATTCAACATCATAAGCTTTATCCGCTCTCAGAGGGGCTCGGGCCGCAAGCCCCCTCTTGCGTGAGCAGTTTCACTTTGGCAAAGTTACAACATTTTTCTGACAATGTCAAGTGCTAAAGCTTTACTTTAAGCATATCTGCGTAAAACGCTGTAGGACTGTATCTTGGGTACGCAAAAATGGGGTGAGTAATGTAGATGGTGGGGATTCTACGTACCTATAAGCGTACGCACACGCACACCCGAACGCATCTGCGAACCCCGTGGGCATTATGCGCACCGGGTTGGCCGACACTTTTCAGCTTTTTGCTAGGTACTCCGTACCTACTGCTCTGGTGGGTAGCTTTTGACGACCGGGTGGTATCCCTCAGACCTAAGGGTCTGTTTCTTTTGGGGGACAAACCACCAACCCCATTACCCTACCGACTTGGTAGACTCCCCCTTCGGGGCCACATGCACACGCCTATACAGTGCGAAGCACGGCGGCTGCTCACGTCTCCGCACATGCATACGCACACGGTCTGATGGGGCTCCTACCCCCTACGGGGGTACTTTTTTATCAGCAAAAAAAGATTTGGAATTCTCGAATTGATCGCCGTAGATTTGTGGCGTCGGCAGCACCGAAGCCGCCGACCTCAAAACACATCGAAGATGTCAAGCACACGAATCGACCTCCTGAAGGAGGTTAAAGCTTCAGTCAACTCAGCATCTTTCGCTCCTTCGGAGCAGCGCATCAAGGCTGCTAAAGCAGCGATCAACCAGCTTATCAACTACGTTGATAGCTTGGAAGTCCCTGCCTCTAAGCGACAGTCGAAGACTGTAACTAAGTCTCAGCCGAAAGCACAGTCGAAGACTGTGGAGGGTATCAAAGTCCGTAGAGACTCTGTCTCTGGAATGTACCAAGTCACCGAAGGTGAAACTGTACTCGGAGAGTACAAGAAGCGGAAGACGGCTCGGGCTATGGCCACCAAGTTCAGCAAAGCTGACATTCAGCCGAAGGCTGATCTGAAAGCACAGTCGAAGACTGTGAATCGTAGAGCGAAGCTCAACCACAACCAGCGGTTGGAGGTTCAGCAAGCCAAAGCGAATGTAGCTGAAAGCTACATCGAAACCCCGAAGCAGTCTGCAAAGCAGAACAAACCGAAGGTTTCTGAAGTCCCCTTCGAGCTGTCCGAAGGACAGTGTCCAGTGGAAGCGGCTCGCTACGCCAAGCACTTGGCCCTGCAAGATATCTTCGATATCGAGACTGAAGACTTGATCTTCGAAGAAGATGTAACTATGGATGACCTTTCAGGTCAGATCAGCCTCTTCTAAGCGAAGCTTAGTATTACAACCCTCTAAACCCTCACATCATGGAGCAGAAAACCAAGATCCTAAAAGCTATGCTTTTCAGCATAGAAAACTCCGGTGGCTTCACGCTTGACAAGCAAGCAAGCGCACCAAGCGAAGGCTACGTAGTAGCAACCGAAACCTTCATCAAGCAAAGCTTTGATGCTACGGAACCAAACGACCTTGCAAGAGCTATCCACACCTTCTTCGAAGGTGACCACGAACTTATCGGTGGTTGGTTAGACGGTGAAACCCTTTGGGTTGAGGCAAGCAAGGTGTTTGACACCCCCGAGCAAGCCCGCCAATACTGCGAAGCAGAAAACGAAATTGCCTACTTTGACCTTGCAAAAGGTCAAGAAGTACGAATCTAAACTCATCGAAGATGGACATAGCAACTCAAGGACTTTTACTGCGATTTTCAATCGCTGTAATTGCAGGAATCATCATACTACTCATCGACAACGACTAAAGTCGTTTGCTCACCCCCCCCGTGTCCAAGCGTCTGATCCTGAGCGATCGCACTCCTGCACTCACATGGGGCAATAATGGCCCCCTTACCGAAGGTAGAAAGTTATTATAGAAATTAGATTTGGATTTGTCGAATGCAATCCCTTATCTTTGTAACCGTCGATCGGCACTAAGCCACGGCACTCACTCAAAACATCACATCATGACACAAGCACTCAAAGCAGCAAAGCTGCAAGCCCTCCAAGACCTCGTATTCACCTTTGGTGAGAACGCTACCAACACTAAGCAGTTCGATGAACTGTCTGTCGATGATCAGATGCTCGTAGAGCAGATGATTGGCGAGGCGTGACACACGCCGCAACTGTGACGGTCTTCGACCGGGGTTCGACTCCCCGGTGCAGTTCTAAACGAAGTTTAATCTCAAAATTCATGTCATGAAAAAGTTTCTCTTTGCTGCTTCAGCAGCACTCCTCCTCGCTTCTTGCTCTATGAGCAACAACACCCAAGCCACGTATCAGATCAAGCATGGCAAGGTGACCAAGCTGTCCAAAGGACAAACCCCAGACTGCATCCGCAACTGGTAAACGAAGTTTAATCTAAACCCTTTTCATAAATGAAAAATCTGTTTTCAATCCTCCTCGTAATGGCTATCGCCATCAGTTCACAAGCACAAACCTTCACAACCACTTCTAGTGGTGGCTTCGACATCGAAAGCGGAGTGCATACGAACGAGTCGATTACAATCGACGAACAAGTCTTCGAAATCTTCAACACCAAAAGCGGTTCGCAGTACATCAAGTGCATGTCACCCCGCACCGGAAACGGCTATGCCGTTTGGATCGGTGAGGCTACCGAGTTCCGCTTCGAAGGTCGGACTGTTTATCAGTCCAAGAAAGGCAGCTACTGTGTCTACAAAATCTCCGCTAACAGCGGCAATCCATACCCTGTATGGTTGACAGTCCTTGAGGACTAATTCGAAACTCCCCCTTCGGGGAGTCTGCACCCTTCAGCAAGGTGTACTGACGAGATAGCTGAATGTAATTCAAAATTCACATCATGAACAAGTTCGATTGGGTTCACAACCAGTTGCAAATGAACCACGGTTCATTCCACACCACAATGCTCGAAGCATGGCTCAGGGCTTCGCCTGACAACAAAGCACGACTTGAAAAGTCGTTCTCTGAATTCTTCAGCTTCGGTATGAAGAACCGTCATCAGATGATGACATGGCTGATCGAAGACATGAAGCTACTTCATGTTCAGCCCAACGAATACTTCGAAGGGTATGAGCTGAATTCCTCAAATATCACAAAGACTCATGCCGATGGAATTTGGATGTCGGCTGAGTACGACGATGATCCATACTTTATGACCGTCGAACTGTCCTACGGACAGGATAAACTTAAAATCTTCGATTACTACCAGTACGGTGATTGTAAGAACTGTGGTAACTCACCGTATGACGGTGGTGTGCTGATGAAGTTCAAAGAACTTCTGACGAAGTACGGATGGTACTTGTCATGGAATGACCCCGGTACAATCGTACTATACCCTCTCTACGAGAACACATTAGACCACAAACTTAGTCCAGAGGACTACTAATCAAAACCGCTATGAGCAAAGTAAAAATGCAAACAAGGTTTGGTACCGTCTACATTGACGGTTCCTTCCGTTCTCGGAACGGTAAAGTCCACACCAAGGCTGAGATGAAAACCTTCATCGGTCAATACAAAGGTGTGAACCGCATCCACAAACCCATGTCACTCCTGTTCTACACAGATGTGATGAACGGCAAGAGTGCCGGATGGAAGTACGCTGAATAAGATCACCTATTTTAATTCATTGAAAATGAAAGAAACAAAACAAACCACCCCGATGACCTTCGCTGAGTTGGTCGATGAAACTGTAGAGTACTACACCAACAACCCCCGTTCACTCGTAAGACCGAGAAACGGACATGGCTCTATGTGCAGGTACTCCGGGCCGAGCGGTGAGCGATGTGCTGCCGCACGCTTATGTGACGAGTCAGCTACTGACTTTTACGGTATGGATGCTCAGGAGCAACCTTCGTGGAAGTACGTTTGTCGCATGGCTGTCCTGAAGCGAGAGTATGCACACTTCACTACCGAGCAAATCATGGACTTGCAATCCCTTCATGACCGGGATTCGAATTGGCTCGATCCCTACGGGAAGAGCGGTACCGGAGGTCTCACCGTCAAGGGCAAAGAGCACGCTTACAATATTAAGTCACGTTGGTAAACCATTGAAAATGAACAAAGTAGAATTAAAAGAGCAGATTCAGCAAGATTTGCTGACTTACTTAGACGGACAGCCACAGGAGGTGTTGACTGAGGTGTGTAATATTATTGTGCGTAATTTCAACCGTTCAGAAATGAAAATGAATAAGTTAGAACAGTTTCAACAAATGCTCCAGCAACACGACTGGGCATACGTTATGTCAGATGATCACAGCCGCTTCATGGCAGGTGTTGCTTCAACTGAAAAGTTGAGAGCCTTTGCAATCGAGATCGACTGCGAAGCATCCCGTTCCATGTGGAGCGTCTATGCTTATGTACCTTCGTTCATGAAAGGTCGAGTCCCAAAAGCCTACCCCGAAGGGAAAAAATAAATTTGGAATTGTCGAATCAGTTCCCTTATCTTTGTGGTCCCCGATCGGCAATCTTGTCGGTCATTCATCAAAACTCACATCATGCAAGATCTCACATCAACTGCGTCACGCAAACAGATTCGTCGCAACCTTCGAACTTGGTTCTCACGAGCCACCAAAGCAGAACTCCTTCAGGGTGCCGTATGGTACACCGAGGCACAGACCTTCTCACGTCAGATGTCAGACACCTTCGATGTGTCACGAGAGGTTGCTGCCGGAGTCATCTCTGCCCTGTCCCCCAACAACAAGTGGGAGCGCAACAAGTATGACACCATTCAAGTGCTGAAAGCAGTACGAGACGGCAAGTCACCCGATGATGTCAAGGTTTGCACCTATGGTGCTAACAAACGCAAGGCTTTTGCTATCGCCTTTGGCGATGCCAAGATCCTGAAGCAGTCCCCCAAGACCTACGCTTTCGCTCGTAATGTCGGTGAGCTGGACGGTAACTTCGTGACCATCGACAAGTGGCACCTGCGGGCCTGTCAGACTTCGTCTCTCAAGTCCAAGCAATGTCGTGAATCAGTCACCCCAAACCAGTACAAAGTACTGTCTCAAGAAACCATCAAGGTAGCTGCCGAGTTCGGTATCCCTGCCTACGTATTTCAAGCAATCATTTGGGTTACTATTCGTAACCGTTGGAACTAAACATCACATCATGACAACACAAGAAGCAAACAAACTCATTGCAGAGTTTATGGGGTTAGTAGTTAGCGATAGAGATAACTACACATCAGAACTACACACCAATGTAGATGCAGACCTTAAATACCACACCTCATGGGATTGGCTGATGCCTGTCATCAGCAAGGTGAAAAACATTGATGCTGAGTGGGCTGAAGAGCAAGCCCAACACATCTGGGCCTTTCGGCTGTGGGCGGCGATAGATGACATTGACGATGCGCTGACCTGCTGTTGGGGCATTGATGAGGTCTACCGATACACGGTAGATGCTATCATGAACTACAACGAATACAAGTCGTGATCACCACATACTCACTCACCGCAGACTTCATCATATCGCTGCACTACCTCACGTCATACGACAGCCAAGAGTTTGTGCAGTATATGATAGACATCATAGACTCTGAAGACGCACCGTTCCAAGTACGGAACAAGATTCTCAAACAAGAATTGGATCGAAGATCCGCTCATCTAAACTGATCATCATGTACAAAGTACGATTCCACCTTGCCAAAGGCAAGTTCTACAAGTGTTGGCAAGTCACCTCACCTAACGGTGACAAAGACTACTACGATCCTGAAACCCACAACCTGTTCATGTGGGGATGCAAGCTTCGCAATCAGCGGAAGACCGCTGAGAAGATTCACTCAGGAGAACACAAGACTGTGTGTGCTTGGGTGGAGTGCGACACCTTCGGTGCGACATCGAAGTACCTCGGCAACGTGCCGGACGGTGCAGTCAAGGTATCATACAACCCACGTAAGAAACCCTATTGGGTTGACAGTCAAGGAGTTGACGTGGATGACATGAAGTATAACTTCATCTACTCAGTAAACACAGATCTGTTTACAGATCACTAAACCAAACGACATGAAGACATTCAAAGACTTAACATTCGAGCCGCACCCATACTTTGATGGGGAGCATGCCTTCCTTGAATTTGACAACGGGCGAGCCGTGTCAGTTATTACAGGCGATAAGTTCCTTACCTCGGATGACAAACCCTACGAGGTTGGCTTCCGCAAGAAAGACGGGAGGTTGGGTTGCGTATCCCTTGACAGAGACAATATGTCTGTTTCTCTTGTGCAAGACGCAAACCACAACGATGTCGAAGGTTA